ATTATCCTGAAGTTCAAGTAAAATGGTTAGAGCCATTTACTTATGACAATGGAACAATGATATTAAGATGTCGTGTAGAGATCGGAGAACTTTATAAGGAGGGTTGGTTGCCTGTCTATGATAACAAATACAATGCAATAGAAAACCCTAGAGCAGATGATATTCAAGACAACATGATGAGGGCTATGGTCAAAACAATGTCATTATTCGGTCTAGGTTTACAGTTGTATCACAATGGGCAGACAAAACCTGAAGAACTAAACCTGAAAGGCGAGATCAATGATCCTGAAGTTAAAAAGATAGCCAAAGCTAAAGATAAGAAAAAAGCAGTAGAGTTGGCACTTAAAAATGGAGGTATCAATGAAAACACAAGCGAAATTCAGCTCGGACAAGCACTTGAAAAGGTTTAATCTTCGTAGCTCATCAGCATTGAATTATTGTTTCGGAACTTACACCCCAAAAAATGAAATGCTTGAATGGGATCGTAAAGGAGAACAAAAACCTATTGGAGATTTCATGCAGAAATATGTGGATCATGGAAATTTATTTGAGTCCTCAGGAATAGCCAAATGGATATTGATTAACAAGAAAATGCCTACAGAGATACTAGAAGATCAGCATAACTATGTGCTGCAAAATGCTTTTAATCTCAAAGGAGATACTGTTGTCGATCTATCTTGTACACCTGATGGCAGATTCGAAGATACTTTATTGGAAATAAAATGTGGATCACTTGGCAAGAAACCACATGAGTGGAATAAAGCAAAGGTTTACCTTGCTCAGATATCTCTCCAACAATACATACTCAATTCTTTAGGTATAAAGATAGACAAGACTCATTTACTCAGTTGGTCTTTCAATGGCACTAGAATATGGGAGATTGAGAGAAACTACGAGTTTGAACACTACTTGTTGGGATTACTTGAAGAATATGCAATGGCTTTAATTAACGATAGCAAACTTGAAGATAAACCCAAGAAGTTTGAGGGCGAACACAAAATTAAACTAATTTATGGGGACGAATGATGGAATGTATGAAATGGAAAAACAGCACTTTAATTGAAGTTGCAAATGAATTGTTAGAAGAAGATGTAGAAAAAACAAAAAAACATAGGCAAGAAAGAAAGTTTGCTCTTAAAGATGATTCTTCTTTGTTTTTTAGAACTTTTATCGAATCGAAATATGGTTATAACAGAAACAGGAAGAACTCTTATTTTAGCGAATATTATCCAAATGGTTTAAGTTTTGTGAAAAAACAAAACCTAGAAAACCTGATCTTTGATTTGGTGCATGGATTAATAAAACCTGAAGAAATTAAACTTGAGTATCAAAAAGAAAAAGAAAGACTTGAAAATTGTGATTCAGACACAGAAATATTTAAACCAGTAGATGAAATGATGGAAACATTAGGTTTTTATTCTGTTATGGGTGTATTAGCCAATAGAGTTAAGGAAAAAGAAATTGATGATACTAAATTGCCAAAAGATTTAAAGGAATATATAGAACATATTATTTCTTATGATAAATACATGGAAGAAAAAATGAAAAAACAATTTGGAGAAAAATAATGGATAAAATGTTAGAAGTTTTGGAGTCAGTTCGCAAAAGAGATGATATTCCAGAAAGTAAAAAGATAGACATCATTAAGCAGTTAGTTCGTGATGATTTACGTAAATTATTAAAAACAATGAAGGAGAGAAAATAATGTCAAAACCAATGTATATAAATGTCTTTTTAAATGACAAGTTTTCAGATGTAACTGAAGCTATGTATAAAAAAAGAGATCAAATAAGCCAAGAAACAGGTAGGAATTGTCCACCGTATCTTAGTAATAACAAGTTTACACCACAAGAAACCATTACTTTGAGAGCCAATCAACAGTATCAGGTTTCATTCTGGTTCAATGAAAAAGATGGAAAGAGATCGGCTAGTATCTCAATCAAGGAATCTGAGGGAGATTATCAAGGTGGTGGTGGCTACAGAAAATCATCTAGCAGTCAAGGTAAGTCTATAGGCGAAGATACATCTGTATTTGGGAAACCACCTAGAGATGATTCTGATATACCATTTTAGAGGAGTAATCAATGGGATACAATAAAGGATATTATGAACAAAACAAGCAGAGGATCGCTGACTATAACAAAGCAAGGAGAGAAAATAATCCTCAGATTATAGCCAAAGAGAAAGAAAGATATAAATTACGAGCTGATGCTTTTAAAATTTCTTCCAAAGTGCAATTTCTGAAAGGAAAAATGGCATGGAATATGCTTTCAAAAAAGAAACAACAGGGTATTTTAGCTGATATTTCTAAAAAATTGGGAATAGAAATAAAATAGGTTGACAAAGATATATTTTGTTAGTAATTTATTAGACATGGGATAGATAGGTTAGTAGCTAGGTTGAATAAAGCCTATTTATCCTCAATTTAACATTGGAGATATATAAATGAAAGTCAAAGAAATGATAGAAGAACTCAAAAACTATAATCCTAATTCAGAGGTTATGTTTAATGATCCAATTAAAAACGAACTGCACGAGCTTGTGATTATGGGTTATGACCAAGATGAGTTAGATTATCAAAATAACAAAACTGAAAACACAATAGTAGAAATAGAAATATTGAGAAAATAATTTAACATTGGAGATATTATGGACACAGATGAATGGATAGGAATAACTACACCAAAAGGAGAAAAGATAAATTTAAACATTTGTTCTCACAGAGGTGATACAGACAATGAAATTAGAATACATTTTTATAGTGTTGAAACTGATGCAAATGGAGATGTACAAAATGGAGAACATTTTGATTCAATAGTTGTTGATAATTAATAGAGGAGAAAAACAATGAGTAAAGGATCACGCCAAAGAAGGAGCCAAATACCTGATTCTAAAGTATCAGATAACTGGAGTAAGATATTCAACAAAGCCAAAGATATACCTGAATTAAATGTAGAATGGCAGTGTTATTGCAGCAAGATAAATGAAATAAGGGAATTTTACTCTATGGACTCTAAAATATTTAGTGCTGCTGATAAAGAGAGATTCGCTAAAGCTCACAAAAAAAAGTACAACATTTAATTTTCCTCATAGGACCACATGGAGAGTGGTCCATTCAATCTCAGTCAGTCAGTCAATCCAAGCTGTAACTAAAACTAGCCAATTTAATCAAATCTTAGCTGTAATTTATAATATTAAGCATATTTTAGGATAAAATAAAAGAACATATTATATGAAAATATTTCTTTGCATAGTATTTAAAATAATGTTCTAATAAGATAACTAATAAACATATGAGGTTATTATGAATATACAAGAAAAAACAGAAGAAAATAAAACATATAGAAAAATTTATGTTGCTTGTTTATCTTCTTATAATAGTGGAATTTTGCATGGTAAATGGATTACTTTGTTAGATGATCAATTAATATGGGATCTTAATATGGAAGATTACATACAAAAAGAAATTAATAAAATGCTTAAATCTTCAAAAATGCCATTTGCTGAAGAATGGGCTATTCATGATTATGATAATTTTATTGATCTTGGAGAATATCCGAGCATTAAAGAAATATCTAATTATGCCTATGCAATAGAAAGGCATGGTTATGAAGTTGTCAAAGCATTTAGAGAAATGTATCCGAGCAATGATATAGAATTACTAGATGATGCGCAATATCATACAGATTATGCTAATTTTAAAGATTATGCAGATAATTATGCTGATGAGGTTGTATTAGCTGAATATGACTCAAATTCCACTATATCAAGTTATTTTGATTATGAGAAATTTGCGAGAGATTTACAGCTAGATTATTCAGTATATGAAACTGATAGCCATGATGTAATTATATTTGAGGATTTTTAAAGATGATAGAACAAGTAATATTATTATATTTCTATCTAGCATTATTCTGTGCTGTAGGGTTATTAGCTGGGTTAATTGTTTGGCTAATGGCTCTATGGCATAGAGGAGATAAAGAGTTTGTTATTACATGGCTATCAGGGATAACTATATCAATAACAATAGCAATTTTAATTTAATAAATAGAGGATAAAATACAATGAAAGTTAAACATAAGGGTAAAATTTATTTAATAGAAACTGAAAAATATGAAACTGTATGGCTTACTGAAAAAGAAATTTTTTCCGGTGGTCATATGTTACAGTGTCAAAATGACAAGGGTTTATTCATGGCATCTATAAAAGTACCTAAAAATAAATGGACTTTTTCAATATTTGAAGATTTAGGATATAACGAGTTATTTAGGCATCAAAGAGAAATCGCTAAAAACTTTAAAACAATCAACCAAGCAAAAGAATATATTAAAAATATCAAGGTACAATCATAAGCGACTACTAACAAAATGCTCAAATATGAGCTATTACGAGCTGAAAAAATGCCACGATCCCATCAAATTAGCTAAAAAGACTATCAATGCTCTAATTGGCGCTAAATTACAGATAAAAAAAATCCCCTAAAGAAAAGACTCTAGGGGATTTATTATTATATATAATGATCTATTTAACAGTTCTCTATATTCACAATATCATCTAAAGAACATGAATAATCAGATATACACTCATTAACATTGTGATATGGTTGAAAATCAATGCAACCTATACATTCACGATTTTTATATATATTGATACAAGTATCATCATCTATAGATTGTGCAATTTTCAATATATCTGTATTTGTTGTTATAGGGTATAAATCAGTATCAGTACATGACAAAGAATATTTATAGCCCTTATTGATAAACTCTTTTAATATCTTTTGTACTTTTTTAGTAGATTGATTGGCATTTAAAGAATACTTATCATATCCATAAAAACCACTTTCTTTATCCCAAAATTCATATTTACTCATAATTATTTTACCTCGTTTATTGAATTATAAAGATCAATGATTGAGTATCTTTGATACTTGTTTTTAACATTTGCAAATATTGAACATACTTTTTCTAGATCATTGGGTTTTATTCCATTGTCTAAATGTTCAAATATTATAGTTAAGTCTTTATTTGTTAGTTTCATAATATATTTACCTTTGTTTATTAATTAACTTAATAATATAAAAATATATCTATGTTATCAAGTAAATGTCCATAAATATCTATGTAAGATTTTACCAGGTAGAGCCCAAAACACGCTAAGAGTCAATGAAATGGTAAAAAAGCCTCGAATTTAAAACATGCTTTTATAAAAAACACGCTACAGCCCAATAAAATGGTAAAACACTCGCTCATATCATGCTAGAAGACTTGAAAATACTAGGTTTTTGTTTTTACTTGTCTAAGAATAAAATATCACTGGATCTACTGGATCGGCTCGGCTAAAAAACTCTATAGCCTTTACCTGCTATACATATACAAAGAATATATGAGTAATTTATAGCTATTACAGTCATTAGACTTATAAGCATGTTCTTATATATGCAGATTATGGTATTGAGAATAAACTATTATAGTTGCTAACTACTCTCTCTAAATAAAAATAAGACACTATATGAGCTATTAATAAAAACAATATACTTACCTAGTGTTAAAAGATTATAGAGCCATAACAAAGCTATTAGAGAATCTAAGAGTAAGAATATTAGAGAATCATTGATTAGAATATTAGAATATTAGAGATAGGCAACCCCCCCATAGGCACACACGTATATATATATAGTCCCATTCCTATACTGGAGGGTAATATCAATACTAATAAAATATATCACTACACACTACATGTTGTGGTATAGAATAAATAAAAACACAAGATATAGATTTGCAATATTAAAAAAAATCTATAGTATTAGAGGTGGAGTATTATGTCTAGAGAAAGAGCACAACAG